GTGATGAAACAAGCGGTAATTTTGTTGAGAATAATCAAGGCCGTTGGCCCGCAAACCTTTATCAATGCGCCAAAGCCTCAAGATCTGAGCGTGAGGAAGGGCTTGATCATTTGGAAACAACAAAAGGCTTTGAGGCGGTACACCGTATAGAGGGATCAGTTGGTTTGAACAATCCAAGAGCGGGTGCCGGTCGAACCGCAAACGAGGTTCGCAACATACATCCGACTGTCAAGCCGATCAAGCTCATGCGTTGGTGTTGTCGATTGATTGGCGGGCAAAAGGGATCGGTGATACTTGATCCTTTTACGGGTAGCGGCACAACGGGTGCGGCTGCACTTCTTGAAGGCTTTAATTTTGTTGGCATGGAACTTACACCGGAATACTTGCCAATCATCGATGGGCGTATTGAGGAGGCCCGTAAACAATACAAACTTGAAAATGCACAGCTATCACTATTTGGGGATCAATCATGACCGTTGAGAACATCGAAAAAAAAATTGTATCCCTTGTGAGCAAACTATCTGAGGGCCGCAATAGGCTTTTGCGGCTGCATATTCAGATCGTAGGTGTACAGAACACATTGGGCAACTTGATTGAGGACTACAAGAAACATACCAATGATTATGAGGTTGATATGCTCTTTGCGGCAATCGTCGATGATCACGCATTGGATCAAAGAGATATAAAGATCGTGTTTGATTACAACGAAAAACAGTACAGGGATGCACTCAAACGATACTTTGTGAATAAAGAGCAAAAATAAATACAAATATCTTTGCTTATATGGTTGCTTTTACTTACCAACATAGTATATTGATTGAGTAAGTAACAACAACCCAACAACAAAGGACAAACAAAATGACTACATTTACAATAGAATTCAATGAAGGTTACATAAGCAAAGAAGGAACGTACAACAGCACAAAAGAGCTAACAAAGGCAATTAAAGAAGTGCTATCCTTTGAAGAATATTTTCACGGTTACAACAAGTTTAATATAGTTGTACATAGAGAAGGCAAAGAAAACTTTGAGGCTCGTATGGATGCCGATCACGAAAACTTTTGTATCATTGCAAAATTTCAACACAGTGCAGATTTTTACAAATCACAAAAAGGTATTGAGTACTTTGATGGAATGAAAAAATATCTTTGGGCTGATAGTGCTGAGGAAATGGCAAACTTTTATCAAGAGCTTGCCAACGATTGCAAAGAAACCCAACTTGATCAAAATGCTGATTGTTGGCTGTGGATGTGTGGCGAGTAGTCATAACAAACCGTAATCATTTTCCGCATCTGCGGGCATTTCAATGAGGTGCATATGCGTGTATTGGTAGCATGTGAAGAAAGTCAGCGGGTATGTATTGCGTTTCGTAATATGGGCCATGAGGCGTATAGTTGTGACATACAAGATCAAAGCGGGGGCTATCCTGATTGGCATATCAAAGGCGATGCTCTCAAAGAGGCGTATAGCGGCAAATATGAAATGATGATCGCTTTTCCTCCTTGCACATATTTATCTAGGGCCGGAGCTCGCCACATGTACCCACAAGGTCAACTCAATCAAGAAAGATACAACAAAGCACTTGAGGCAAAAGCGTTTTTTATGTCTTTACTCAATGCACCGATCAAGCATATTGCAATCGAAAACCCTACACAATTTAAGATTCTCAATATGCCACAATACACGCAAGCAATTCAACCCTTTATGTTTGGACATCCATATTCAAAGCGTACACTTCTTTGGTTGAAAAACTTGCCGCCTTTGCGTGCAACAAAAATGATCAATCAATACACGCCTTTTGTTACGAGCTCAAAACATAGGGGCACATATCAACCTCCTACAAAGACAAAGAAAGAGCGCAGCAAAACATTTGAGGGCGTTGCAAATGCAATGGCTGATCAATGGTCAAGCCCTGTATACTATGTGCAATTGCCTCTATTTTGATGATTTAGGCAATAGACCTGTGATCGTGCTATATTTGCAAATGAGAGGTGATAACATGAGTAAAGATTTACCCGCAAAGCCTGTGTCATTTTGGACGCGATTGATCGAACCAATAACAAAGGCGTTTGCAAAGCCTGTGGCAAAGCCTGAGCGGCCCGCACATGGTGCAGACTGGGACAAGGCACAAGGCGTTAGAAACCCGTACCCCGCGGGCGTTTCTATGGCTGCGTTCTCACAGCACGGTTATGTGTTTGCGGCTGTGTCAAGAGCATCGCAAGATTTAGCCGCATTGCCGATCAAGCTCATACGGGGCAAAGGTGAAAACTCAGAGATTTTGATCGATCATCCGTTTCTAGATTTGATGGATCAACCAAGTACGTACGTTGATGGTTATTCATTTCGTGAGCAATTGATCGTTGACTTGATGCTCACAGGCGGTTGCTATGTATTGCTTGCGGGGCCTCAAGAGGTGCCCGCATCTTTGTTTCGTTTACATCCTGAGCAAACCAAAATCATCACTGATACTGTAATGGGGATCAAGGGCTTTGAATTTGAGGATAGTGGTAACATTGTTGAGTATCCGATCGATCGTGTTGTATACGCTCAAAGTGCATCATGGGGGGCCGGTGTAAATGCTTTGTATGGTGTAGGGGGTATACAACCTTTACAGCGTGAAATTGGGGCTGATATATCCGCACAAAAACTTGCAAGCGATGCCGCAAAAAAGGGCCGGCCTGATATTTTGATCACACCGGCTGACGAGGCTGATATTTGGGATTATGAACAAAGGCGATCTATACTTGACGCGTATAGGGGTATGAGTAATTCGGGCGGTGCAATGTGTCTTAGTGGTCAGGTCAAGATCGAACCATTGCAGATCAGCCCGCGTGATCTTGAGTTTCAAGCGGTTCGAGATTACACAAGGCAAGCGATTAGCGCGGTTTTTGGCGTGCCACCATCAGTACTTGGTGATAACAGTGCAAACTTTGCAGTATCACGGCAACAAGCTCAAAATTACTGGGAGGTGCAAACCAAAAGAGGCAAGCGGTTATCATTCCTTCTTACGCAGATCGCAAAGCGGTTTGATCCAACTTTTCGTGTAGAGATCGATTATTCAGGCGTTGAGGCGTTGCAAACAATACGTGATTCACAGCTTGACCGAGTAACAAAGCACATTCTTAACGGTATGGATGCCGCTGATGCGTATATGTATGAGGGCCTTGAAGATGCGCCAATCATACCACAGGATCAGCGAGAAACACCCGCTCAAGATATAGGAGATGAAGAAGGTCAAAACGTGCGGGCCCTTGAATTGATCTTGCGTGCAATAGGTAAAAACCAAAAGCAAGAAACAAATTACGGCCTCAAGAGCAACGCAAAAGAGGCAATGGATGCACTCAACGAATCAACCCAAAAGGGATTAAAAAAAAAAGCCGCTGATCATAATGAGGAGTACGGGAATAATCCCAAAAAAAAGATAACCAATAGCAATTATCTTGCTGTGTCATATTGGCGAGGTTTGGCCGCCTTTGAAACAAACCCGTCAAGCGTACGCCCAACAGTATCAAGTGCGGCTCAATGGGCAATGGCTCGCGTCAATGGCTTGTTGTATGCGTTGCGTACTGGCAAGTACAAACGCAACCCGTATGATACTGATTTATTGCCTGAGGATCATCCGTTGTCCAATGCTGAGGATGATAAGCAAACCAAAAAGCAAGAAATAACAAATTTTCCCGCAAAAGGTGATGATCGCAAAGTATCGCTTGAAAATACGCAATACAGGGTATTTGATGCAGACTATGCACAAGACTTGAAAGATAATTGGCCTCAGATATGGAAAAAAGGCGGCAACATTGAAGGGAATAACCAATACAGGCGGCTCAAGCCTATTGTTGATCGTGCTGATAAGGAACCAAAGACCGATACCGAAGAGATGGCAATTCGCAAGCGTGAGGCATGGGCGGCACGTCACTTGCAAGATTTTCGCATTGCGGGCACGGTTGCACAAATCAAGTGGTTTGTTGTTGGTGATCGCGGTCAAACGTACATGAAAGAGCTTGTCGAAAAAGAAAAGCAAAAGATCAACGCACAAAAGCAACGATCTGACATGTGGCAAGGTTGGGTTACACGCGTGCAGCAACCCGCTGAAAAGAGCATTGAACGTGCAGTGTATACGTATCTAAGGCAATCACTCAAGAGATACAAAAGCCGCATCAATGATTATGTTGTGAGCCGCAAATTTGCGGGATCCGCACAGGTTACAAAGGCCGTTGTTGATTGGTCGTCATTGCTTGCGATGGCTGATGAAATGCGTATACTTCAAGGGCAAATGGGGCGGCAATGGTTGGGCGTGTGGAGCCTCACAGGGAATGACGCACTTGATGATGTATTTGCAAGAGCGGGCAAAACGCGGCCGCTTGATCTTGTGTTTGGATCGCGTGAGGCTGCGGTCAATGCCAATGATCTTGCATCAATGCAGATAACACAATCCACAGCGAACAAAATCAAGCGTATCATTGAGGCGGGTTTGTTAGATGGTGATAGTGTTGACGAGATTGCAAAGAGTATTGATCAACGCTCGATATTTGGTGCTGAGCGTGCCCGTACTATTGCACGCACTGAGGCAACAAAGGCCGTGAATATGGCAACGGATCAAGCCTATACATCAGCACAAAACAACGGGATCAACATCCGCAAAGAGTGGCTGTCATCGCGTGATGACAAAGTGCGTGATACACATGTTGAGCTTGACGGTCAAGTAGTCAACGTCAATGATCAATTTGTTGTACCAAGTACAGGCGATCGCACGGAAAGCCCCGCAGCGTTTGGGATTGCATCGGAGGATATAAATTGTCGATGCACCTTGATCCCTGTTATTGAGGATTGATATGCTTTTGTATGGCTTGCCTGTGGAGTATTGGATCATTGTGCTTGTGTGCGTGATTATGTTGGTGGAGTTTGTTGTGTGGCTTTTGCATGATAGGAGGTAAAAAGATGGTTGATATAATCATTGCGGCCGTTGTTGGTGTTGCGTTGGGTGCGGGTGGCGTGATGGGTGTACAGCTTGCCACAAAACAGCCGGATCCGGTTATTGTTGCCGTTGGCGGTGACGAGGTTGCAAAGGGTCAAGTTGAGGTGCAAAAACAACTTACGGATCTTGACCTCGTAAAAGACGTTTGTAGCCCTTTGTTTATTGTTGAGCAATCACAAGGCGATCTATTGTGTAGAGAGCTATTTTGCCGCATGCAACAACGCGGGATCGATGCTCAAACATCACAAGGTGATTGCAACGAGATTGCCAACATAAGCAATACGAAAAGCATACAGGCCGCATGCGGTGATCTTGAGGGTGATACGCTTGAGAAGTGTACAGATTTGTTTTTCAAGCGCAAATAAAAAGGCCGCATAATGCGGCCTGTGTATCGTGTTTTGTTGTTATTAGTAATCCCAACCGTCAGCGTCTAGCATTGCGTCAATGCCGCCAATCTCAAGATTCCATACAAAAGCGGTTGCGCTTGTTACGTTTACAAGTTGTGCAAGTGCTTTGCTTACTTGATCCTCAGCAAGAGACTTTGCGTTTGCAAGTGTGTCAGCGGTGAATTCGATGATTACTTTTTTGTCTTGGTTTTCGATTTGTACTTTGAACATTTTTTTTCCTTTGTTGTTGTTGGGTTCCCTTTTATATTATCCAATATACTATATTGGTGCAAGTATTATTTTGATCTTTTTTCAGAAATAAAAAAAACCGCCCCAAAAAGGAGCGGCACAAACAAAAGTATTAGAGACATAAATCTCAGGTTTTACATAATACCAAAATCTTTGAGCGTCAAGCCTTTTGATTCAAGCAATTTTGCGGTGTTGACACGCCCAACGGCTTTGATAAGTTTGCGTACGCTGCGTGTTGTGTGGTGTGTGTTCATGGTCTTTGTTCCTTTGGTTGTGGTGATGATGTAAGCGGCTACAATACAGCTGATGATTGTGATGATAATAAGGGTGGGCTTTACGATATAAGCCGCAATATATACAAGGGCGTGCATTACTCACCCCCTTTTGTTTCTTTTAGTTGTGGTTGTATAAAATCGGCCTCGTCAAGAGAGACGATCCAATCGTTAGAGTGCAAGATTTCATCAAGCAACGCGGGATCGGTCTTGAGGTATACTTGTGTTTTGCCTGATTCATATGTGATGATTACGCATTTCATGGTTATTGTCCTTTGTTGTGCCCCTTGCGGGGCGGGTTGTTGTTAGTTTGTTATTAGCGAATAATAATTGCTTGTGGCAATCTTTCTGTGGAAATAAACTTTTTATATCCTTTTCTGCATTTCACATAAATACCTTCACTAGATACCTGATACACTATATTCATAGTGGTTTTTTTGTAAATGCCTTTACCCTTTGTAATGTAAACCTTATCGCCTTTTTTCATTGTCATTGTCCTGTTGTTTTATGAGTGCATCATTGCCCCGCCTCAATACAATATAGTATATTGGTTTATGAGTCA